TTGCCCTAAAACGCATTCTGCAAAAATAAGGGTAAGGGGGTGTCTTTCCGGCCGTTCTCTCCGTTTTTCCAAAAATTATTTTTTTATTTTTACTTTTCCGTCCTCGACTATGTACCGTCTCGCTCTTTTTCGCCCGTACAGTTCCGGGTGTTCGTCTGCATGACACTTCATGCACACAAGTCGTAGGTTCTTTGGGTTAAGTGTTACCTCTGGGTTGGTGACATTTTCCATTGTCACATGTTCGATGTGGTGAACGATCTCACCGGGTGTGTATATTCCTTTGGCGAGACAATCCTCACACAATCCCCCGACGCTCTGTCGGTAGTTTGCTCTGCACCGTTTCCATGCTTTACTGTTGTAGAAGGTTGTTATCTGCGGTTCTCTTTGCAAGGTCAATCACCTTCCGCTGATCCAGTAGTACCTTTCCCCGGAAGATTATTTCCGGGTCCATCTGGTAGAGTTCACGGATGAACCGATCTACATTGAAAGGCTCTGCTGGCTTTTCTTCTTTTGCTTTGACTAGGTGCTCTACTTTCATACGCATAGTAAAAGGACCGCCTTTCGACGATCCTTTTCCGGGGTACCGCTTATGAGGTACGGTCTAGTCAGTGCTGCCTTGCCCGACTTCGACCAATATCATTATATACGGTTATATACTCTAATTCACTACAATATCTAGTTTAATTCCTTCAGAGCTTCCCGATGTAAGATGTAGACCATCTGTACCGAGTAGTTGTTTACTTCAGCGGTTCGCTCCCATGTGTAGCCGTGAATATAGTAGTCTGTCATGATAGATACCAGCTCCGGCTTGCTCAATGTTGATAACTCCGTTTCCGCTTTCCACCGTAGCGAGAGAAGTTCCCCGATGTCTTTGTCAATGCTCTCCCCCAGGTCCGCCACTTCAGCCATGACCGCAGCCATCTTGTCACCCCGAGCACTTTCCTGTACCCATGTGGTCTTGATCGGGATCGCTGACCCTGTAACGCGGTAGTACAGTTCTTCCCGCTGCCGTCTTTTGCTTTCGATGGATATGGTCAAGTCTCGTATGCTTCTCCGTATCTTTTGCAGTTCCTCTTTCGTCATTTGCTCCCCCTATACTCTTTGCAACCGCCCGGAGCCATCACATATACCGAAGTGTTCTTTGTGATGTAAAGTCTATGCTTATGACAGTACCAGAGGTTGCTTGCTTTCTTGTTTGCGTGTTCGCAGTTTACGCATTTTCTATCATCCATACTTGCTTTCCCTCTCGAATAGCTTCTTCAATGCTCCGCACTCTCCCCGATCTATGAGAGCGATGCACGGCTCCTTTTTTGTTTTGCACATATCCGACCGTCCTGTTGTATCTTCTTTGCGATCCCGATACGGGCAAGTCCAGATAGTGCGGTCAATGTCTATGTCTCTCATTCTTTCTCACTTTCTGCCTTGTCGTTCTCTTCCCTCTCTTCCCAGCACTCACATACATAGCTCTCGGGGTTTGTTATCTGATCCCCGTATACTGTTCCAGGTCTATGGCATATCATGTATCGCGGTTCGCAAGTGGTGGCATCTACGGTCATGCGGTAGTGGTTGCAGTTGTTACAACATTCCCGCTCTTCGTAGTGACAACCGCCATGACCGCCGTTGTAATCGCAGCTCTGTCTTGTCTTTTCCCCGTGTAACCACACCTTGTATTTGCATGTGTTACACTTCTCGGTTATCACTTTTTCCTCTGTGTCGTTTATTTTGTGCCACCGTTTCCAGCTTACTTTTACTCCGCACTTGGGGCACCGCTCCGCATCTGTCTCGCTATCCATAAAGCCGTAGTCACATTTGGGACAGTAGGCGTCATCACATAACCCCTTGATCTCACACTCGTATACCTTCGTCGGGTCGGGTATGAAGTCGAATATTGTCATCTGTCCGTCCATCGGATCACCCCTCGTACCGTTTCGGTATCGGTCTCCATGCGTTCACAAACAGATTGAAACTCGAGCACGGCTTGTCATCATCACCGACATAAAATGCACCGTTGCCGTCTTTGTCCTCTTCATACCGCCCAACTTCGGCAAGTGTGAAGTTTTCGAACGATAACAGGATATAATCTGACAACCCTTCGGAGTTCACTTCCGGGAGTTCCTCGTCTATCGGGTGCCAGCGGTTGTTGTATGCGAAGTTCTGTGCTTCACGCTCCGTATCAAATATCACGATGTTCTGTACCTGTGTCATAAGCGTTACCCCCTTTCGTCAGTTAAACAGTAGCTCGCTCTCGATCTCGTCCGGCACATCGACGAAGTCGTCCGCGGGCTTGTCCTGTTTTTTGCTCTCACCGAACTCTATCTCGTCTATGATGACATCGGTGGTGTATACCTTCTTTCCGTCCTTCTCATAGCTCCCGGTATTAATGTGACCGCAGATATCAGCCTTCATGCCCTTGGTGAAATACTTATCAATAAACTCCGCGGTCTTACCGAAAGCCACGCATGATATGAAGTCGGCTCCCTTATCTTTGCCCCTACGATCTACGGCAAGGGTGAACCTGGCTACCTTCGTTGTTGCGGTGTCGTTTACTGTGGGGTCTTTAGTAAGTCGCCCCGTTATCTGACAATGGTTCATGTGTTATCTCCTCTCAAAAAGTTAATCATGTTTTCGATTTCAGCATCGGGTGTCTCCCCTTTGCCGTGATCCTGTTTGTCCTCGATCATGAGGTCAATGTCTGGTATGTGTTCCAACTGTGGGCGAAGGTCTTGAGGTATTCTATTGACCACTCTTTCGTTTTCAACCTCTGCCCGGTAACATCTCATGAAGTTACTCTGCTCGACCGTCTGGAATGTAGCCGCGTCCATGTTCGCCCACTCTCTTAACCGTGCCGGATCACGAACCACCCGTCGAACGATCTGCGGGAGCTTGTCGAACTCACCGACCGAGTTATAGTTACTGTTGCGGACCGCTTTGACTACCAGAGACCATGCTGACATCTCGTTCGGGATCGCATCAGGTGTCATGCGGTAGATACAATCCTTTATTTGACCGGGTGACGGTGGAAAGCCTTTCGTATCGGTGGCGAGGTATGTCTTCAGACCATTGAAGGCCTGTTCTGCCGGAGTGTCAGCGAAAACCATGCACCATGCGTCGATATATCCTTTCGTTTCCTGTTCCCCGAACTTCTGGTAGACCATCGGGTAGGCGGCCTTTACTGCGTAAAATAGTTTAAGAACTTCTTTTTCTGTCAATCTTCTTCACCTATCCTTTCAAGTAGGTACGCATCAAGGTCGAACTTTTCCTTCGGTGATGCCCTCTCTTTTTCTTTGACCGCATCAATAACCCATCTTTTGATCGCAAGGTAGTTTGACTTTGACTTATAGCCTTTGTCCTCTATGTAGCCGTCCAGATACTCAATAGCTTTCTCGGTCAACTCTCGACCGTATTCTTCTATCAGCTTCTCCCGTTCCTTTACGGTGAGTGATACATTACCAAGTTCTCCGTACTTCTCTTTAAACTCTTTTGTCTTTTTATCTTTTACTGTATCTGTATCTGGATATGTTTCTGTATATGTATATGTATATGTATATGGAGCTCCCGCTTCCATCTGCTCCCCTTTCGGTTCCCTTTTGGGTTCCTTTTGGGTTCCTTTTGGGTTAGCAGACTTTGCCTTTTGGGATTTATCAGCGCCCTCAAGGTTCTTCTTCAGCCTTTCAACTTTAGCTTGATAGGCTTCTGCGTCCTCGATCATCTTCTCTTTGAAGATTTCAAAAAGGGCAGCAACCCCGATATCATCCGGCTCGGTGTCCTCTCCGTTTTGCATAGAGCATATTGCCTTGATAAGCTGGCCAGCCTGGGCATCCGTCAATTTAAGGATGCCCTTGCTCCATGCCTTGTACATTACATATGTATCTTTTTTGGTGATACTCTCGTTCATGCTATCCCCTTCAGAATGTACTGTGCTCATGTCCTGACCGTGCCGTCCTCTTCAACCTCTCGGTGCATGAGAGTGTCAATCTGATGGCCCCTTGCTCTCAAGTCTGCGATCCTTGCTGAAAGGCGGTAGATACCCAACACCGTCGGACCCTGGTATGTGGTGATACCCCTTTTGTGGGTCATGAGGTACTTGAGGAGCCTGTCGTTCTGTGTCTTTGTAGTCTTATTTTTAAGTGTTCCCATTGTTAAATCTCCTTTCCGTTTATCCATTCGTTGTAGAGTTGTACCCAATGTTCAAAATTCATAGTTACAAGTACGGGCTTGTTGTTTGCCTTGTGGATCACGACGGGAAGGTTTCCCTCACCCTCTGCCAGAGCATCGCGTTCAGATTGTGCATACCACTCGTACAAGCACATTCTTTCTTGATGTTTGGCTTCGATGTGAATACCCGGAGCACCTTCTACATCTCCAACTTCGCCCGTTTTCCCTTTGTACTGTGCCGTTCTGTGTGTGTCGTAGCCCCATTCTCTGAAGAGTGATGCTACGAACCTCTCGAACCGCTTGCCCTTTTCTCTACTCATTTTGGCCATTTTGTGTAAGTTACCTTTCTCTCATTCCATCCCGGGTACTGGCTTACCAGATATGCCCGGAGCTCTTTCCGTCCGATCTCACCGTTATCAAGGTTGTAGTGACACTCATGACAGAGGGTGAGGATATTCTCCTCAATACCCAGCCCGAGCCGTGCCCTTGATATGAAGTGACAACATGAGCACTCGACGGGCACCCACCGACCGCATAGTAGGCAGCGGCCGTGATCCCGTTCATGCACCGCTTCTTTAACCTTGCGAGGTATCTGACTTGCCTTTGTTCTCTCGTGCATACTCGTAAGCCCTTATTCTTTCCAGCTCATCGGGTGTCATAGTCTCAATACCGAGGGCTTGTGCGTCCTGGATCAGCAAGTCCAACAAGTGCGACATTTCCGTCGTAGTGAAGTCTGATGATCCCCGGAGCATGACATATATTCTTTTGTCACCCTCTCGACGGTTAGTCGGTGCAAGGTGGTACTCGGTCTGCTCCATGACTTGAGCTTCGGCTTCGTCGGTGTCAGGTATCGAGACTAAAACCAGTTGATCGTCGAACCATTTGGCATACCTCGCAGCCCTTAACTCCGTATTGTGGATATATGCGACGCTCCGCTTTTGTTTTCTCGCTACTTCGGTTATCAGTTTCCAGTAGTAGGAGTTCTGCGAGAGTGACCGCTTCTCTTTGGCTTCTTTGACTTCCCACTTTGCATCGGGGTTCTTTGCGTAGCCATCTGCGAGGTACTTGACCGCTTGTAGATAGGTGCCGATCATGCCTTATCCTCTAACCCGTTAAGATAGCGAAGCATCTTACCAGCTTCTTCGCCCGTGACGGTGTCCTTTGTCTTGCCGATCTGTTTCAGCCAGCCGGAGAAGCTCTTTCCCTTTTTCTTGCACACGGCTTCGATAGTGGTCATTTCCGCTTCGGTTGCGTATGTCTCTTCGGTCTTTTCTTCTCTCTCCCAGACGAAACTTGCGAAGGTGGTCATGTTCGTCACTACCAGACGGGTTATCTTGTTGTCCTCGTACTGGATCTCATCCACCCGAAAGCGGTCATAGCACTTGCCATCTTTGACCTTGCACTCGCTGGTCTTGAAGTCGATTTTCGGTGCCGTGTAGAGCTCCCGACCTATGCCCCAATTAAAGCAAGCTCTTTTGAAACTGTCTGACGCTTCACCCTTGGTGGCTTCGGTGTAGCTCTCCGTACCGACATCTTGTTTCCACACCCAGCCGTTCTCGGTGAGTATGCCGACATTACAAAACAGGTTGCCGTTGATAACTTCGTGGTTCCTTTGCCAGTTCTCCGGGCCTACTGTCTCATCGAGTATTCGCATGTCGCATCGTGCGTCCTTATACAGTAGGATCGAGACGGAGTAGTTGGTGATCCTGGCTATTCGTGCTTCGATCTCATCGGCTCTCAATAATCTAAACTCCATCTATCTTCCTCTCTGGTACAGATGTACCCGTTTACTTCATCCCTTGCCCGATCTGCCGTAGCCTTATCGTCATAGGCTCCGTAGAACCAGAGCTCCCGCTCACATTCGCGAAGTACCATGTACTTATACTCCTCTGCGTAGTCGGGTATGTTTTTCGCGTTTAGTATGATGTCCATTAGTTATTCTCCATATACAGGTCTACAAAGTGCCGATACTCGTCATTGAAGCAATCCGGGCATATAGGACCGTCGCCTATGTCGTAGTAGTATTCGTCCATGATGGGCTTGTTGCACATCGGACAGACAGGTAGACGGGCTTCGTATGCCGCTTGTTCCGCTTCGTGAGCATCGTACAAGTCGTTGTAGTCTCTTAACTCGCTCATTCTTTGCCCCTTCTCAAGATGACATCGTCATCAGTTTTTGCGAGTTCTTTCTGAAGTGCCTTGAGTTCGTCGGCTTTTGCCTTGCTGGTTGGATCGCTCTCTGAATAGGAGCTCATTCTTGACATGAGTATGTCGTTGATTGCGTCCTCTGATATGTATCTTTTCATGATTTGCCTTTCCGTGATATAATCACTTTGCGTGTTTATTTGTTACTTTTTGGGTCGTGTTCTTGCCGGAGCACGGCTCAAATTCTTTTTGATGTGTGCAGTAGTTCGAGTGCCTGGGATATCTTCAGTATCTCCGAAGCATACCCGCTGACCTTGCCGTTGTTATAGTTGCTCTCCGCTTTCGGGTTTCCGTTATACCGATCCAGAGCGTAGGCCATGTCATCGTTGGCTTCTAGGAGTTCTGCGAGTAGGTCCGCAGCTACTAACACATTTCCGTTGATGTCGTAGATATCAGTAACCCCTAACCGCTTCATTCGCTCACAATGCGTATAAGGATTGACTTGGCATAAGCCCATACATTTCTTATTACTGCTGATAGCCTTTTTCTCATATCTGCTTTCTCTCCATGCGAGGGCTTCAAGCACTTCGGGGCTTATGTGGTATTTCTTTCCCGCTGCCTTGCAAGCCTTTTCTACTTCCTCGGGTACCTCGACCCCTTTGTCAGCCAGATAGATCACCGCTTGACCTACCGCCTGTTCGCTGGGTGCCGCCCATGCGTTCAGCTGAATACCGCCCGCTACGGCTCCGATCAGCATACCCGCGAGGAATAGTAGCCATTGTCTCATGCGTTCCCCCTTTCTTTGATGATTTGTAAAAGTTCTTCGTCCGTGAAGTATGCGACCCTCTGAAGTAGCCAGAGTTCATGAAGTTTTAATGAGCCGGGGTTCTTCATCCTTACGCGGTTCAAGGTCTCATACTTGATACCCGTCTCGTTTGCTATGTTTCGGTCTCCCCGTATGCCCTGTCGCTTGAATGCTTCGCGGATGATCTCCGGGGCGGTCATGTCTCCCCCGGTTCTGCCTTGAAGATGATTTCGTCGAGAGGTACACCCAGCACTTCCGATATCTTCTTCGCGTGGTCGATACTGATCTTCCCCGGGTCCTTTTCCCAGTTCAGATAAGTATTGATGTGGACACCCAACTTCTCCGACATTGTTCTCTGTGTGATCTCTTTGGAAAGTCTCCACTGTCGCATCGTTAGCAATTTTTCTCACCCCCTTTCTTCACTCTACATTTTGTTTACTTCATGTATAATAATCTATATTTTGTGTATCGTCAAGAGTTAATTCTACAATTTGTATAAAAACAACAATATTGATATAATGACCATGAAAGGGGGTGCCAAATGAACATAGGAAAGAACATAGCAGCCTTCCGACGACTGAACGGATTAAAACAGGTAGACCTTGCAATTAAGCTCGAAGTCACCGATAAAGCCGTTTCGTCTTGGGAAAGAGGGAGAACGGAGCCGAACATCGGCATGATAGAAAAGATGTGCGAAATATTCCATTGTAAGAAGTCGGACATTATTGACGGACCCTCTACAACTGAAGGACACATGCTAATCAATGCTGAAGAAGTGCGAGTGTTATCTTCATACCGTAGAGCCGACGAAGGTACGAAAACTGCAGTATGTAAACTATTGGATATCGAAAGGGGTGCATTATGAACGCTAAAAAACTACCATCAGGATCATGGCGGGTGCAAGTCTACTCTCACACCGAAAACGGTAAGAGGGTGTACGAAAGCATCACGGCACCGACCAGGTACGAAGCTGAACTAAAGGCAGCGGAGTTTAAGACAAAGAAAAAGAGAAAACTCCGGCACGATCTGACCGTCTCTGAAGCGGTCGAGGGGTATATCAAGGCGAAAGAGGGTGTACTGTCACCGTCTACGATAGCCGTATACAAGAAAATACCCGGGAGATATTACGGAGTGATAGGGAAGAAAAAGATAAAATCACTCACTTCAGAGGATATGCAACTATTCATATCAGACCTATCGACGAAGGTGGGTCCGAAAACTGTCCGAAACGCATGGGGGCTTCTCGCGTCCTCTATAGCCTTATACGACCCCGATTGTCATTTCAGGGTAACATTGCCCGCTAAAAAGGTTAACCGCTCTGTATGCCCGTCAGACGAAGCCGTGAGGGCACTTCTCGACAATGCACGGGAGCCGTTACGCACCGCCATACTTCTCGGTATGCGATCCATGAGACGGGGTGAGATATGTGCTCTCAAGTATGAGGACATCAAAGACGGGGTGGCTCATATCCACGCGGACATTGTGGCGGGTCCAGATGGATGGGTCTATAAGGAGCTACCAAAAACTTCGGAGAGTGACCGATATATCAGAGTGCCCGATCTGGGAGAGGGTGAGGGGTATGTCGTGCCGTGGGTTCCGAACTCGATCACGAAAGAGTTTATAAAACTGCGGGATAGTTTGGGCTTGACGATCCGTTTCCACGACCTTCGCCATTATTTCGCATCGACCGCAGCGGTATTAAATATCCCTGACATATACACCGCTGGTATGGGTGGATGGTCGAAGTCATCCGGGATCATGAAAGAGGTTTATCAAAACAAGGTGGTCAGCCTTGCGGATCACTACAACGATATTATTGAGGAACATCTTGAGAAAGTATCACACGAAATGCAACACGGTTCTTGAGAAATGCAATAAACACGGGGCTCAATCCTATGGACCATAGGGGGATCGAACTTGTAGGTAAAATCCCCGCGAAGCCTTGAAAATTGGGGTTTTTTTACTAATTTCAGACTAATTTTAGTATAAAAATACAAACTTCGCAACCCGCGTAAATACTGACTTTGTATTTTTACACCAACAAAATATCACACGAAATGCAACACGACATTTTCTTTAAAATCAAAAAAGGGGCTCCGAAGAGCCCCGGAAAGGAGATGAACGGATAAGTCCGATACTGCCTTTAAGAAAGTAAAGATAATCTTTACTGTAACGACTTGATCGTCTGCGGTCCGGCTATGCCGTCCACGGTCAAGCCGTTCTTTTTTTGCCAATCCATGACCGCACCGATGGTCAGATTACCAGCGATACCGTCTACGATCAGAGAGTAACCGCCCTTGGTGTTCAGCTGGTACTGAAGCCAGCGGACCGCATCACCCTTTGAATTGAGCTTGATGTTCGTGGTCGGTACGGGGTATAGGTTGCCCTGTGGCACCTTTCCCGTGACTTCCTCATCCCATCGCCATAACTGGTACTTCTCGATAGTTTTCATGAGGGTGTTAGCGTATGTAGGCGAAGTTGCATACCCGTCTTTCTGTACCAACTGACAAGCTACTTTGTAGTTGGTAAGCCCTCGAAGGTTGGCATACCTTGACGAACGGTTAAACAACCCCGAGTGATCCGCTATGCTTTCAGCCCATGACGGGTACTTTCTGAAGTCGGCATTGACCTTTATCGGGGTACCGTTGACATACTCCGTGGTAAGCATGTTGACGCTCTGGCCGTTGTACTTGCCCTTGATCCCGAAGAGGTTGTTACCCTTCGTCGCGAGACCGCTATTGCCCTTGTTGCTTTCAATGAAAGCCTGGGCGGCGGTAAGTGACGCAAGTATACCGCTCTGTTTCATATCCTCTATGACGAACGGCTTGATAGTTGCTAAAAAGCCATAATCTGTATATGCCACGGTGTCACCTCATCTGCTCAAGTAGCTGCTTAACCTTATCGTATGACACGGTAGCAGACAGAAACGACAAAAAGATAAGTACCACCATCACGATCACCGTCTGGATCGTCCACGGTATGCCGTTATAGAGGACATATCCCACGGAGCCGACGAAGGTGATGACCGCTGCTACGATTACTGCGAGTAGGTTGCTCGAATACTCCTTGTGCTTTTCGTCGAGTATTTTCTTTATTCCCTCTACGGTGAGGGTGGTCAATACTGATATAATGGCAAGTGCTGATAATAAGAACTGACTATTCATGTTTTCCCCCTTATATATGAAAAGCCCACGACCCATGTAGGGGCACCGTGCACGGATCGCAGACTAATCACCTTGCTTGATGTTGAATATCTTTATGAGTGCACATGAGACCACTTCTCCACCAAAAAAGGCATATACACAAGTGGTCAAGGTGTCATGTGATACCCCGGTCTTACTTGAGACGATAAACTCCGCAAGGGAGTAGAGCACCGTCACGGTTATTGAGAAAACGACATACTTCGTGAGCTTCTTCATAAATCCACCGCCCTGTTCATAAGGAACTCGTCAAGCTCTTTCTTTGCCTGGGTGACCGCTCCGTTACACCCCTGTTGTTTTAAGCCATCAAGGGCGGCTAACTGTCCACGGGTGAGGATCATGAGCACGGCTGCGATTTCCTGTAGCTTCGCTTCGGTGTCGGAATGATTGGTCTCTATTTTCTGCTCGATCTCGACAAGTTTGGTATCGTACTTTGTGTAAATCTTGTCTCTCTCTTCTTGAATATTCTTTGTGAGATTGCTTTCCATCTCATCCCATCTCTTCTCACGATCATGACGGGATGAGATATTCTTCCCGATTTCCATAATGATTTTGATAAACCCCCAGACCGCCATTATCATGACGGCTACATGTTCAACTTCGTGAAGTAATGTCGTTGCGTCCATCTGTTAGCCCTCTGTCGTGGTTGCCGTTTCCGACCTCTCCCAGTATTCCCTGACTTCGGTTCCCCCGTGCTCATTGAGTACCACATTCAGCACGGCATTGAGGGCGGTTGACTGCATACCACTTGCCATCTTCTGATGGAATACGGCGACAGCCTTGTCACGGGCTACTTTCGGATTATCATCCTCATAAGTGTACATTCCCTTACTTTCCTTGCCGTCCTTGTCAATCTGGATTTCGATTTCGTAGAATTTCATTTTGTTTTCTCCTCTCTTATGCTTTGACCCATGCGATAGTGATTTTCCCTACAAGGGTGTATATCGCATAGGTTGATAGGTTTTTGAACCAAATTTTCCATACACCTTCATAATTTTGAAAATGAACCACGCCCGATGTAGTATTACTGGCATTACTCATATAACTAATGCACCACCCTACGGGCACATAGCCTGTTTCGGGCGGGGTTAGTACATACTCTTTGGAACTATCAGTATTACCTTGTACATTCGGGTTAAGTTTGTGACTTACCTCTAACTCCGTGGTGAGTACATTCGTACCCCCCCACTTGTATTCATAGGTATAAATGACATTTTGTTACCCCCTATTCTTTAGCCCATGCCGTGTGTACGGTTATGTTATAGTTGGCTTGGCTGGTTGATGTGTTGTAAAATGCTATTCGAAAAGCTCCGCTAAACTTCTGTAACTTCTCGACTATTCCCATGGTATTACTACCTCCGACTATACTGTCGTACCATCCAATCGGTACATATCCCGTTTCGGGTGGAGTGAGGGTGAGAGTGGTATTATCTCCCGCACTAAGTTGCATCAGGATATCGTCCGTAGTCCACTTGATATCACCGCCCCCGCTCTCTGCTGGTATATATGCCATAATTACCCCCTTACAATATGTTCAACTTAATAGACGCACCCTCTGTCAATGCTGAAGAGAAGGTGATTACCGCCTGTCCTGTGGTTACTGCGATACTACTGTACCCTACGGGCTTGCCCGAGCTGGTCTCGCTATACGGTATGATCGTGCTCCCCGTGGTGATGTTAGCATCGGTGATCGTTACCGTGGCGTCTCCCGTGAGACAGGAGACGGGGGTGGTCCATTTCCCGAGAGAAAATGCTTGCCCTTGTACCTTTATCTCACCACCGACATTGATGTCACCGTTAGCGTATACTTCGAAAGCATTGGAACGGAGTGCGGTTGTTGTTCCGTTTCCTATTTCGAGGAGTGTATCCGCTTTATTGTCGTTGTATTTTCCGCCTACATGCTGGTAATCATATCTGGCTCTTGTGCCAACACCTTCTGCGTGTGAGTATTTTCCGTTTGCTTGGGTTTGACCACCCTCGGCATGAGAGCCCTCTCCGTGGGATGCCGAGTACCATCCTTCCGCGTGAGCGTAGCGATAGTCCGCAGTAGTTCCATACCCCTCGGCATGAGTTGCAAGAGCACTCGCCGTGGTTGCGTTGCCCTCTGTATGGCCGTAACTTGCACTCGCAGTTGTGCTACCACCTTCAGCGTGAGAACAAAATCCACTCGCAACGGTATTGTCACCTTCCGCATGAGATGATTGTCCGCTCGCGGTTGTGTTGTGACCCTCTGCCGTTGCGTAATATCCGATACTAGTACCCGACTTTCTCCCCGTCTGAATATATCCCGCAGTATTACCCGTACCACCGCTTGTAGTCGGTAAAGGAAGTGTGATGCTCGCAGCCGCTTCGATCGCGTCCTCGATCATCTGATAATCACTATCCGATAGCTCACTATCGTCGGGGAGTGCTGACTTTTGCACCCGAAGGATGAAAACGAAGGTGCCCGTCCGTCCGTCACTCTCCGTGACGACTATCTGTGCCCGTGTGTCACCCGCTACCGCTGACATCTGCTCTGTGAGGTCTGCCGTGACCTGGCTACCGTCCACCGTCACCGAGTAGGTGAAGCCGTGACCGTCTGGCTTTATGCCCTGTATGATGGCGGTACCGTCCACGGGGTAAGCCGTGTCTCCGTCGTAGAGGTTGATGACAAGTCTACCCGTGCCGTGGTCGTACTGATCCACATGGACTATCACGGGCTCTTGTTCGGGTATTAAATTGAGGTCAAATTCCTGTGTTATCATTTGCTCTCCCTTTGTACTCGTAGAATAAAGTTTTGTGTTCCGATCCGTTCGTTAGTGTCAGTAAGAAGTAGATGACATATCACATCACCCGCTTCGTTCGTCATTTCGCTTGTGAGGTCTCCCCCCGCATAAGTGCCCGATATCAACCCGTCCACGGAGAAGGTCGCCCCGCTGGGTTTAGTGCCCTCTATCTTGCATGAGCCAACGTAAGCCAGCGGTTCACCGTTGTGACGAAGGTCGAACACTAGCCGATCGTCTCCGTTGTCGTTTTGGTTACAATGAATAACCGGGGCGGTATGCCCCGGTATGATGTCGAGTATGTGTAACTGTTGTATCATGATATCTCCGTTAGTAGTCCGTTGACGAAAGTCCAGCGGGTGCCGTAGCTATCGGTCAGAGTTCCCGACTTCCCGTAGTGTAGGGTGTGGTCGTTTCGATATTCTGTCGTAGCGATCTTCGAGACCGAAAATACAACCTCGGCTGCGTTAAGGTGAATACCACCGTCCGCACCTCGACCCGTTCCATCAATATAACTGTCACTATCAAACATGATAATCGGGTTGTTGTTGTATGTTTTTAACTCGATAGTGTGGTTGTAGTCGCTCCCGATCTCGGTATAGGTCAGCCCGTACTTCGTCCACTCACCAACGACATCACCGTCATTATCTTTGATGAGAAGTCTGCCGTTACCCGTACCGCCTAAAGTTATCAACCCGCCTGTGAGTTGTGCACCCGAAGCCGTGAGGGTTCCGTCTTGTGTCATGCTTGAGTTGGTAGAGTTCCAGACGGTGCCGTCTTTCGTGGTCTTGAATATAATGTTGTTATTCGCATCTACACAAGTGATGGACGGTACATTAGTACCACCGACGACTAACTTTCCGTCGAGGGTCCATGCCTGTTCATAGTTCCGACCGCCATCGGATGAAAACCCGAGCCCGTTCTCATTGATACGGAGTAGGTTCTGCCATTCCGCAGGGTCTTTGTGGTCAGCAAAGATAATCTCTTTCCATGTGCCGTCGTCGTTTTTAACCGCTATGACATAGCCGTTACTACCCGTCAGCCATGCCGTCGCATTTTCGACCGCTTCGGAGTAGACACGCTTTCCCATGTCATTGATAGCCGTAGCCGTACCCGATGTCGCATCGGTGATAGTGCTCGCAAGGTTCGAACGAAGGGAACCGACTTCAATGCTCTTATACCTCTCGGTCAGTACATCGTACTCGGTCTTTACGACCTTTGCCGTGGTGGATATCCCCAGCTTCTCAAACTGTACATGGATGATGTCGCACAATTTCACATTCTGAAGCGGTATGATGTCCTTATATTCCTCGGTTTCAGCCAGGTTGACAAAACTGACCTTTGTTGACACCGTAGGCACTCCGAAGCCCTCTTTATTTACATAGACCTGTGCGGCCGTGCGGAGCTGGCTTTCGGTCGGTGCTTCTTGCCATTTCTGTGAAAGGTCAAGCGGTACGGTCATTTTCTGCGGGTACTCTGTCGCATGGGATGAGTAGACCGCCTTTTCTGTCAGGGTAACGACTTGCTCCCCGTCCATGCTCGCCCAGAAAGGAACTACACCCGTGACGGTGTTTGCTATGTTCTCTTCTTGCTCAAGGTCGGTGATGTTCTTACCGTAGCGGAGTGTGATATCCCGCTCCGATCCCCGGTTCTTATGAAGTTTGACGGTGTAATTATCCCACTCATATTCGCCCCCAAAACAATCGAGTATCGAACCTTCGATACCGCCTAGTCTCTGACGGGTTGGAGCTGGTACCGTCTGGGTGTAACTCGCTACCGTGTTGACATCGGTCCAAAAAGCGAACGGGCAAGTCTCGACGGCTTTCGTCTTTAGCTGCTGAAGTGCCGTGTTACATGCCGTAGATGATGCCGTCACCGAGAAGGGCATACTTGTATTTTTAGCCAGGTCATACGAAAGGTGTTGACAGTTTATTTTTACCCGTCCGTTTATCGGTCTCCCGATCTTGTAGACACGAAACGCTTGAAGAGTACCTTCCGAAGTCTTGGCTACCACTATCGACCGTATGGCGATCTCTGAATAGTGAGCACCGTTCATCGGGTATTCAAACTCAAGCTCGTATATCCCGTTGCGTTCCTCGGTAACGACGCACTCTATCACATCGGAAAGTCTCCCGATGCCGTTCGTTGTGAAGCTCGTCGCACTATCGCTAAATAAAATAGGTATCATATTGTCCACCACCGGGGAGTTATTTCGACTTTCGTCACCCCTGTCATAGATATACTGTTTACCCCTTTACCGAGGTAAGGAAACTCACCGCTTGTGAGGGTGATGTTACTATTACAACTCGTCGAACCCTTGTAGGCTTCCTGTGCCTCACTATCAAGGTCGGTGTAGCCGTCTGCCGTGGTTATCGTCACCGTGATACCGTTGATCGTGACCGTGCCCGTGCCGTATGCCCTCACCAATGGGAGAGCATCGAACATCGTCGGGTTCTTCAGCGATCCGGCTGAAGTGAACTCGACCACCCTGTCACCGTTCTTTAAGAACCGTCTAGGATCACAATCGAATATCACAGAAAACTGACCGTGTCTGTTGTACTGATCCATGGACGGGGTTATCTCTGAACGGTAACGGGCGAGCCTATAATGATCTTCGTCGTAGGTATCAACAAGTCTCTGGTACCCTGTCTGTGACATCAGGGCACCCTTGAACGCTGAATAGTTGCTCTCGAAGTTTGAGACAATAAAAGCGGGGTATGTGATGTCAACATTGTTAAACCGCTTGTTGTCTATCGAGAGTGTGCCGTTCTTTCCCGGTATGGGTATGACCTCAATATCACGGGCGGGGGTGTTATAGGTTCCCTCGCCCGATATGTTGACATCATAGTCAGCACTATTCACTTCACCAAACATTAAATAATTCATATCAACTCCATGCGTGAGCCATCTGCTGGGTCTGATGGTCAAGTATCTCGCTCACTTGCTCCGCTACTGCATACGGGTCGTTATTCTGAATGTAGAAGTTATTCGTCGCCCCCGCATAGTTGTTTGTGTTATTCGTCAACGGCTGGACTACCGCCCGACCGTTCGACATGGTCAACAACTCGGGGCCAGCTTCTCCGACGATAGCTGAACCTTCGGAAAGTATACCGCCCTTTGCCAGATACGGTATCTTATTGAAGGTAGGCACATGAAATGACCAACTACCACCACCGAGCCACTCGGGCCGCTCAAAGGTGAAGCCGTTCAGCTTGTCGCCCAGCTGGTTAAAAGCTCCGATCACGGTGTTAATCATGCCGATAACCGCATTAAGCGGAGTTTTAACGATAGCGGCATACATCTTGAAGTAACCTTCGAAGATTTCTTTGACCCCCTTCCACGCTCGATCCCAATCACCCGTAAACACACCACGGATGAAGTCTATCAAGCCATTGAAGATGGTTCTGAAAGAGTTCCAAAAGTTTCGAACCTGGGCGAGGACATAGTTGATCGGCTCCCCTAGGGTTCCGAAGGTTTTCGTCCAATCGGTCGCGAACACATTCTGAAGATATGCGTCCACTTCACCGAGGATATTTTGTATCTGATCCCCATATACGGCTATGATCGCAACGAAAGCCGCAGCCGCTGCTATGGGTAATGCTATCGACCCCGCGGTAGTTCCCATCATCTTTACTACTTGCGGACCGAGTTTCAGTAGTGTACCTATTCCCGATATCAGCCGACCACCTACTGAAAGAAGCGGACCGAGGGCAGCGACCACAAGTGCCGTCTTGACGATTACCTCTTGTTCTTCGGGGGTGAGTTCTTTGAACTTTGCCGTCCACTCTGACAACTGCGTGACAACCTCTTTGACGATAGGTAAAAGGGTCTCGCCCAACTGGATCGCGATGCTCTGAAGCTGGTTCGTAAACTCTTTCATCTGCACATTGGCGGTATCGTTCATGGTACCAGCCATAGACGCAGCCGTGCCGTCGTATTCCGCTATGACATCTTTACCTTCGTTAAGTGCCTGTGTCAGATGCATGACTGAGCCGTCAGCGGTACGGACCATTGTACCCGATGAGCCGTCGATCGCTTCGGAGAGGTTATTAAAATCACTCTCGGTCGCCTGTGCTATTGCCGTCAAGCCAGCCATCGCACGGGCACCACCGAGCATAGCAGCCGCACGGGCTTTTTCTGCTCCCTCTGCTCCGAAAGCCTGTTTGTTTAACTCTTCGAGTGCGGAGTTGTATTTACTTTCTTTTATTTCCCCTTCTTCTAACTGTCTGTCAAGTTCGTCGAGTTGCTTATTGTACTCGTCGAGGGGCATGTTGATTTCACTAAACCCTTTGCGGAGCTGGAGAAGTATCTCCCGGAGTGAGTACATTCTGCCGTTCGCATCGTACATACTCAACCCGAGACGATCCATAGCCATCTCGCTCTCTTTGGTGGGTTTAGCCATCCTCTGGAAGATATTACGAAGGGTAGTACCCGCCATAGATGCCTTGATACCAGAGCTAGCCATCGTACCGAGTGCGATACCGACATCTTCTACCGAGTAACCGAGTGATCCCGCTACGGGTGCGACATACTTGAACGACTCACCCATCATACCAACATTCGTGTTGGATGACCTAGCAGCTTCGGCAAGTACATTGACGAACCTACCCGTATCTTCAGCCTTGAGACCGAAAGCGGTCAAACCGTCGGTAACGATATCCGATACGCTCGCTAAATCCTCACCCGATGCCGTGGCGAGGTCTATGATAGGCTTTGTACCAGCGAGTATTTGGTTGGTTTTCCAACCCGCCATACCCATATACTCGTAAGCCTGGGCGATCTCCGTAGCGGAGAACTTTCCATTCTCACCGAGCTCGATCGCATAGTCTTTGAGGGATTGTAAGTCATCACCGTAAGCCTGTGATATAGCGGAGACCTTCGCCATCTGCTCTTCGAAGTCTCCCGCCACCTTTGTGATAGCAGTACCGACACCGACGATAGGCATGGTCACATTACGGGTCATACTATCACCGACCGAGGATATCTTACCGCCTACCTCTTGTAACTTCGTGCCCGCTGCGTCGATCTTCTCCATCGCCTTGTTGAAAGACGATGCTTCGTCAACAAGTTTTGAGAGTTCTTCACGGCATGAGATAATTTCACGGGTAAGAGCGTCGTATTGCTCTTTACCTTCCCCGGTCTCTTTGTAAGTCTTGCCGACTTCCTTTTGAGCCGCTTCGAGCTTGTCGAGCTTCTGTATAGTATCGTTGATGCTATCTTTGAGGAGTTCCTGTTTTTGACGGAGTAGTTCGGTATTTGAGGGGTCGAGTTTGAGAAGTCTCTCGACATCTTTCAGTTGTCTCTGGGTAGAGCCAATCTCTGAATTGACATCTTTAAGGGCTTTGGATATGCCCGAAGTGTCGGCCCCTAACTCTATTGTAATACCACGGACTTTTGTACTAGCCATTAGGTCTATAATCTCCCTTGAAAAATGCTGCCATACTTCCTACGGGTGCAAGTATCGGGTACTTTTCGTGGTCGTTTGCCTTTTCTGTCAGCATGTCGAACACCATCCCGATCGTCATATCGTCGAGGTCGTTTGTACTTAACCCCAGCTCCGCACATCGGAGCATAAATATCGCCCCGTTGGGTTCCCTGTCTCTACGCTCTATTTTTTTTTAGCGGTAGAGGTTGTGGCTTCATTCATAGCCCAGAGCGAGAGAAGCTCCGGGAGTATCTGATATATCGAAAACATGTTAAAAGTATCGAGCCAATCATCGGCCGTCAGTTCCTCGATGTCGGGGTTGGCATGACGGGCCATGATGTACGCACAATTCTCGAATATTTCGAGGTCGAGTGCGGTCAGCATGTTTTCGGTCTTTTCTTCTTCGGTTTTGGCTTCAGCTACCTTTGCGTAAGCCTTTCGGAGTTGATCCATATCGCGGATCATGTCTCTCCCGATAATGCCACGGTATAAGCGTGGGGTCCGGGCCGTAGCCCGGAACTTCACGCTCTTACCGTCAATAGTGATGGTCTTATCCATGTGTGCCCCCTTTGTGTCTTATGACCACTTTGCGTAAAGCATCAGGTCAGATGTTACGGTGTCCGTGCTAAATGTCCACGCATCGGTCAAGTCGAGATCGCTATACCATCCACCGAAGGTATATGTTGACTTGGTGGGATCAGCGGGCTCCGTTACCTTGCCACCGTCTGCGACGGTCTGTGAGGGAACGGGTGAACCGCCCATAGAGTTGAACTCTACCAGAAAGTCAGCGGTAGAAGAAGCGAAATATACACTCTGATGCCATGTATTGAGTGTGGCAGCGGGTGTCGTAGAAGTAGACATAGCCATAACAGAACCGTCAGCCAGCGGGATCGCTGATACTGTGAGGGTCTGTGTGGTGGGTGTCTTGCTATCCTCGATTGTATTGAGGTTCCTTGTGGGTCTTGTAGCCGTGCAATTATAAAGCACGAACTTTGTGCCCGTCTGGTCTCCGCTCTCCTCGAAGGTCATAGCGAAAGAAGCGAGCTCTACATTAGCACTCTCGGTCACTACCCCGTTTGCGTCCTTTGCGTACTTGAAAATCTTCTCAAATACGGCTTCGGGGATGAGTGCGAGCTCGAGGTCTCCCTCGTAACCGTTGTTTGAAGCACTCTGATAGTACACGACATTGTCTGCGTAGAACTTGTTGATATCTCCCTGTGCACCCAGCGAGAACGAAACCGCTCCGGGTACATCTATGACGGGGCCGTAGGTAGGTACACCGCCACTCACGGAAGTGATAGGGAAGATGTGACAATTCTTAATACCAAATTTTACCTTGTCAGCTGACATTTTTTAAACCTCCACTTCATAAGTTATCATGTAACAGTTTTCATCTTCGATATAGTCCTCGTACTTTTCCCAGACTATATGATTTGCGTTCAATGCAGCTTCGACCAGTTCTTCGGTGGCGGGTTCCTTCTTCGAGGTATAGAGCTCGATGTCGATACCCTGGATCACCTTGTAGACTTCGTCATCTGCTGCGAAGTTGTTTGTCTGTGTAGCGAGGTAGCAGATATACGGGAGCTTCGGAGCTTTTCCCTTCGGAAAGGCTCTGTATGCCACTTTTCCGCTAAATCCTGTTATTGAATTGAGCATTGTGAAAACTTCGTTTAGTGTCATATCCCTTGCTTTATCCTCTGTAAAAGGTTCTGCTCTGCTTTCTCTGCTACGGGTGCGATATGGGGAAAGGCCCGTGCCCGCCCACCGTTTCGAAGGGCATGACCCTTTTCCAGTAGATGGGTGAGCTGATAGTCCGTGGCATTGTGGATAGTAGCCTTTTTATGGTACCTTTTGTCGGTTTTGGTCTGCATGACCTTCCACCCCTTGTTGTAGGATTTATCCCACGATCCATACTGACCACTACCCGCTGGGTGAGCGTTCTTCAACTCTTGTACGCTCTCTTTTGCCGTCATGGTTACCGCTTGATCTACGACTTCGTCCGTAGCATTACGGAAAGTCTCAAGTATATCCATGAACTCTTTGTCGAGCTTATCAACTGGTATATGTGCCAACTCTCCACCCCGCATAGAGTTCGACCTTCCCGTTTATAGGATAGGTGCGATAGATGGTATATCGTTCGTTATCGACCTCGATCAGACGCTCTCCGTGGTACTCACTCGCCCAGACGGTATACTTCCCGTCGGGTGTGATCCCGTTCTGACCCGCAGAAAAGAACTCCGTTTGTGTGATGGGTCCTTCATCTGCTAAACAATCGTAACGGGTGTATGAGGTAATGGGCTGGCCTATCGGGTCAATACTGCTCGAACTTATTCCGATTAGTGTGACCTTCTTTACCATGCCGTATACCCCGTAGCCATTGAGAGTTGAGCCTTTACTTCGTCGTAGGCCGTTTTGAACTTCTCCGACTTGTTAGGATCACCGTGTTCAAGTTCAAGGTGGAAAAGGCAATAGAGAACGATAGCACGGTCAGCCATATCGTTATACGGTGTTGGCAAGGTGACACCCGCTATACCGAGGTCTATCTTTGCACTCTCAATGAGTGAGTTGATCTCGGTGTCGAAGGTGTTGTCTGTCCTATTCCATGCTAATTTGACTTTTTCAAGCATCTCTCTACCTCTTCGAACCCTTGTATGTTTGACTTGTAAAGGTCTCTATACTCGGGATATATCTTGACATGACCGATGTGACCTAACTTTATCGGCTCTGCGTACATCTTGTAGCCACACTCTGCGACCCTCTGGCAAAAAGCCAGGTCTTCGCCCAGCTCCCTTGTCGGGAAAAAGCAAGTGCCGAACTTCAGCCGGACCGCTTTCAAAATGTCCGTAGCAACTAACACGCAACCGAACCCGCACCCCGCGATCTCGAAGGTGTCGTCAGGGTACTCCGTGAACCTCTCGATCTCCGGGTATATCTGTTTGAAGAGACAACTCAAGTGAGGTTCCCTTCTCCCGTGATATATCGCAGATACAAACGACTTACTCGCGAAGAGTAAGTCGTCGAGAATGTTCTCGGTGAAGATCATGTCAGCATCAAGCCACAATACATGGGTGTAACCCTCATCTATTGCCTTGAAAGCCAACTTATCCCGCCCGACATATACCAGAGTGTTGCCCTGAAAGCACACATCGTAGTCGATGTCGAGGTTTTTGACTAACTTCGTCAAGCGGTCCGCGAACTCGTAGTGTATATAGTCGTTACTTGGTATGGCTATAAGTAGTTTCATTTTTTCTTTGTGACAGGCTTTTTGACCGTCTTTTTCGGTGCGGGTTTCTTTACCTTGGGCTCCTCGACGGGTGCCTTGACAGGCTCCTCGACAGGCTCCTCTTTGACTTCCTTCGCCCCTTCGATATCTACGGCTTGTCCGAGAGATATAAGAAAGTCATGCTCAAGAGGGGAGACCTCTACGATCTCCCCAGCCTTGTGTAATATCCTCGCATCGTTTAGGAGCTTAACCTTCATCAAGCACCCTTCTTGACATTACAGAACCTACCGCAAGCCGTTACGGCATGTGCTGCATACTGACGGCCAACGATCTTGACGAGGTCTTCCTCTGAAAGTGAAAGGTCATCATACTTGATAACAACTCCCTCACCCTCGGGATAGTTGACCTGGGCACCGGAAAGGTCACCGACGATCATATAAACCGCATTAGCCGAAGCTGCTGAATATGCGGGAAGGCTATTGTTGAACAGTACGGGGAAGCCCTCGAAAGGATCAACATTGTAGTTGCCCGCTGCCTGTGCGGTCTTGAAAGCTGCGTATGTCAGCTTGTTCATGATGATGACAGGGTTTGTTGCTTCGTCGGAAAGGTTAGCGAAAGCCTTTGCCACGGTATCAAGTGCGGGTGCTGCGGTTATAGCAGCGGCACTTGCCTTTGAGCTGGTTGCCTGTGCGGGTGCGGTTGCGATATCGTTCACGATAAGGTCAGCCAGCTTCTTTGTTACGATCTGGTAGGTGATCTCATCATAGATGTAACGAAGAAGGGTCTCACCACCCATGGCGATAGCTTCGTCGGACACGGTGATCCACTTCTTTATATTAGCGGGTACCATCTCGACGATACCGAGTGTAAGCTCTTCCTCTGTGGGTGCTGAAGAACCCTCTGTGTGCACATTTGCACCTGTTGCAGACTTCTCGAAAGCTACCTTGAGGTTACCCTTGAAGTATGTCCTCTTTACCCTTGACAGGATATCGGACTTATCCCACGCGGTTCTGATGATCTCATCGACAACCGTAGGAACGGGAAGTGAACCGCTTACATTAGCGGTGAGGAGTGATCTGCACTCGTTAGCATCTCCGCTGATAAGATACCTTGCGTAAGCGTCGGTATACTCTTTTGATGCTCTTACTGTGTCGTTTGTGCGGACCTCTACGGGTGCCTTGGCTACGACATTACCAGCACCGTTGGCTACCTTGAGCATGTTAGCCTTTCTGCTCTCGATCTCTTTGTTGAGTGCTTCAACTCTCTCATCGAGGATTGATCTCTCCTCTGCGATTGCGTCAAGCTGGCTCTGCTCGGTTGCGTTCTCGATTTCTGTCTTCAGTTCTGCCTTACGGCTCTCGATGCCCTCTGCATCAAGGTTCATGATCTCTTCTCTGGTCATTTTCTTGTTTTCCTTTCTTTAGAATGTCATTAAGAGTTTTCTTTTCTCAAGTTCAAACGCACGACGCTCCGCCTTTACCTTCTCGACCTCTCCGTCGGTCAGGGTGCGTACTGATATTGAGGTTCCATCGTTAGCGGGTAATGATACCGCACTAACATCGTATACTTTCGAGACCTGTGTAACTGTACGAAGGTCTAAAAGCCTACCATCTTCGAGGGTCCGTCTTTCCCATTCTGACCCCGATACTCGATATCCGTAGGACATCTTTGTTGTATAACCGCCCTTGATCTCCTCGTAGAGCTGACGGCCTATGTCTGTACCGCCCAGATTAGCCCTAATTGCGAGACCTTCCTCATCGGGTGTTACTTCGAGGGTGCCGTTGCTCATCCTTGCGAACACGCGGCCCTGGTGGTCGTATTGCATGATGACATCAGACATATCGGCATTATCAAAAGCCCTCTCGCTGACTTGCTCCTGTATAACAACCTCATCATCCTCGTAGAGGGTGTAGGGCTGGTTGAAGGTCGAAGCATATCCTCTAACTTCCTTTATTTCTTCGTCATCCTCTTTTTCAATTACTGTGAGAGTAAAGTCTCTGTACTCTCTTTCATTCGGTATCATCGGCATATGAATTGCTCCCTTCTATATCACCTGTGTTTTTATACTCTCCCCGGATCGTGCGGAGTTCACCGCCCTCGACTTCGGGGTAGTTGAAAAGCTCTCTTGCTTCGTTTATGCTCATAACTCCACGGTCAAGCATCTGTTGAGCCATCTGTACTTTAGCCGTGACGCTCATGTACTGAAGTCTGTTAGCGTTGGCTATGAAGTATGAGCCCTGTGCCCTTTCCCTCTCGCTGAAGATAGCTTTTGTCATTACCTCGCTGAACTGGATCGCGAAAGGCTCGATCGCTCCGTTGAAGAACGCATCGAGCTCATCACCGTTCGCAGAGTTCGTCATGATCTTCTCATTCACCCCGAAGTAGTCGTTGACCGATGCGTCAATTAGCTTCATCTGGTCAGCATCGACCGTGTACGGCTTGCTCTCGACCTGTTTGATGTTCGAGTAGGTATTCGGGAAAAGAAGTATGCCGCCACTCTCTGCATCTTTGCTCAAGTTCTCCTCGCTGAACCTCTTTCTTTCTTTTGCGAGGTCCGATGCCATCGAGAAGTTATTTACCTGGGCTATGAACCGATAGGTAGCGGAGTTCTTTACGGCTTCTTCGATGCCTTGGTTCTGAATATCAATCAACTGCATTGTGTCTTTCAATGCGTGGTTGCTTTCCCCGAAGAAGTCATCTTTGTACTGATACTTCGTCATGATCCCGCACTTGCGAAGTTCGACCGCTGCGATATCGCCACCGCTGAACTGATAGCGGAGCCACGGCTCACCCTCGTACTGTACGATCTCGCACCGTGTAGGCAATACGGGGTAATATCCCGTGATTACCATGTCCATATCAAACACGGGCACTACAAAAGCCGTGTTATGCACATCGAGGATCGTTGACAGGCGGTAAAGGAACTGTGACCATGTCTGAAACTGATTAGGACCGAGACGAAGTTTCGTCTGAAGTCCTCGCTGGGCGGTACCGTATACGCTCGCTTTCAGTTTCGATATGTGTCTCGCCCTCGCGTCGATCGCAGCTCGTACCAGCTCGCTCTCGTATATTTCCCCGTTCCAATCTGTAAAGACGGGGCGGTAGTTCCGAAGGGTATGGAAAAAGCCCTCTGCTTCTTTAAGGGCTTTCTGACTTTCCTTCGCTTGTTTCGGTCTGAATATTTTATCGAATAAAGACATCCACTTTACCTCTCGGTAGCTTGTAAACACTAAACAGGCTCATTTTTTAGTCGTTCTCCAATTTCGTCATGCCATTTCTGCCGGACCGTAAACGCATCAGCCATCGCAGCCATACCGTCGATGTGAAGGGTGGGTGCTAACTTGATTAACTTACCTCGCCCCCGCTCCGTGCTCATCTTGATCGCACTATTGAGCATGTGGGCCTTTAGTAGGTCATTGTCGCCACAATGTACTACGCCGTCTTTGAGAAGCCCCTCGATTTCTTGAAGCACTCCCCAGAGGTTATCGCCCTGATACACATCGTCGCATCTGAACCCGTACCGCTCCATATCTTGTATCAAGTATTGAGCGGAGTATCGGTCATAGCCCGTCATTAGCGGAAGTATCTCGTACTTCTCCACTAACTCGGTCAGCCATGCGTAACAATCCTTGTAGTCGATATAGTTATCCCCCGAGAGCTCAAGTAGACCACGCTCAATAAATAATTGATAAGGGAGACCGTCTCTAGCCGTAGCGTCATCTATCCGTTCGTTCGGGAGCCAAAACTTGGCAAATATATATAGTTCTCCGTTCTTCTCGATAACGACAACCGCTGCCGTCAAGTCGGTAGTCTGGGATAGGTCAATTCCCGCTACGCAGTAAGAAGAGCGAAAGTCATCCAGGTTAAGCGGATCACCGAAGCACCGCTCGACCGTCGCAGCATCAAGCCACGCAAGTGATGAGTTCTGCTTAATACATGCGTACTTTGTTAAAAACTCGGCCCGCTTTGAAAGAGATTGCTCCGCTATTGCCATTTCCTCACGGAGATACTCTTCAGAGACCGACACCCCGAGATTGGGGTTGCTCTTTTTAAGTTCCTCGATGTCATCCCACTTGTCAGCATCGTCAATGATGTAGAGGAACGGTAAGAGCTTTGTCTCTTTACTGTCGCCGAGTAAGAAGCGGGTTGACCGCTTCGTGATCTCGTCGTATATGCTCCCCTCGATATAGCCCGCAGTAGAGCACGATAGCAACAACGACGGGTTTTCTCCCATCTCACGGGCACCCATGCCGGACTTCATTACTTCGTACATCTTCAAGCCCTTGTCGCCTTGCCACGATGCTATCTCGTCGCAGATGGTGAGCGATGGGTTGAAGCCGTCCGATTTTTTATCCGAAAAGGCTATTTTTTTGACGGTACTGTTTGTAGCTGCGATGTATAAGTCTGTCATCCTGTGCTTGGGAAGTGCAGCATCATCAACCGTCTTTCGTTCGTGATACTTGATACCAGCTTGTACCTCGTTCTTTAGTTGCTGGTACTCTGGATCAAGTGTCGTTTGTTGCCATATTGAGTTGTAAATAATATCCGTCTGGTCTAATTTTGGAGCCAGACAGTAAACCCTTGCACCGTAACCGCCCTGTTGCCATTCATAGCGGGCTATTGCTGAAGCAAAAAGTGATTTTCCGTTCTTTCGGGCCATGATAAGCACGATCTCACGGAAGTACCTTTTCCCGTTGCCGTCCACGATCCCATATATCGCAGAGAGTATAGCCTTTTGCCATAATTCCAGCTTGAAGGGTGAGGGAGCTAACGGCCCCTCGGTGTGATAGCATCGGGTCTCGATGTATTCAATAACATTATTTGCTTTTTGCTCATCAAAAAAGAACTGTTTGTTCTTCAGTCCTTCTACAAGATACTCATATAAGAGCTTTATCCATCTACCAGCGATGATAGAGCCTTTGTTTATCTTTTCGTGATACTCGGTGATATAGTTCTTTTTCATATCACTCGTATTTACCGCCTTTCGTAAATTGCCTTAATAACTTCGGTCAAGAAGGGGCTAAGGCTGGCCCTTTTCGTGTAGCTATCACTATCTTGACCGTAGGTTTTAATAAACTGCGAATTATCGGGTTCGTAACTCCCCCCACCGTTGCCCTAAAACGCATTCTGCAAAAATAA